TTCACGCTGGGCATCCCCAGCATGAAAGGCCACGAAGATTCTCCGTATGCCGACTTATGGAGAGAGCAATTAACCCGTTCGGCAAAAGAAGGAACTGCATCATGAAAAAAGGCTCTTATCCCCGGCACGACCGCCTACAGCTCCATGCGCCACGGCTCTGGCCCCGTTGCCGGTGCCGGCATGGTCAAAACTGGCGGTCCAGGTAGCGCCGCCATGAAGGTCAAAAGCCACATGTCAGGGACAAACTTCAGCGTCGGCAGTTCCAAGACGCCAGCCGGCATGAAGATCCAGAAGCAGGGCGAATAAGTCTTGTCCACTTATTCGCAGCTTCAATCCAGAATCGCTGATGAATTGGGAGGGAGAACTGAGCTTCTCTCTCCCAGCACAGGGGAAGTTCTGTCCCCAATTCAGTTAGCGATTCTGGATGCGATAAGCTTCTGGGAAAACGACCGCTTCTATTTCAACGAATATCGCACATCGGGAGCTTTTTCGACCGTAGCGGGGCAGGAGTTTTACACTTCCTCCGATTGGGCCGACATCGCCACTATCCAGCATATCGATAAGATGTCCGTGCTGATTAGTGGCAATCGTTATCACATGGAGCCCAGGACCGAGCAGTACATGGAAGACATTTCCATGAATGCGGACTGGCGCGGTCAGCCGGTGGACTACGCCTATTATAATTTCCAGATCAGGCTCTATCCAATTCCCGACAACGTTTATTTATCCGGTCAATGTTCTGGGAACGAAAGAGTTCACCGCCCTCTCTGGGCGCCAGCGATACGAACGTCTGGACGACTGATGGCGAGATGCTGATACGCGCCACCGCCAAGCAATACCTCTACCGCGATACGATCCTGGACGATCAAAAAGCCGCGGCGATGGAAAAATCCGCCCAGCAACAGTTTTCGTCCTTGAAGGCCGGCACTTTCAAGCGCAGCGCCACCCTCAAATTTCAGCCGACCACTTTCTGATGCCAACCGGAAACATCATCCGCCTAGCCGCGAAGGAATGGAGACCGGACCTTCCGCCGACAGGGTCTGGTTATTCAGTCAATGTAATGAACGTGCTGCCCCGCACACCGACAACTTACGGCCCATTCCCGAACTTCACAGCTTATGCGACCTCTGGGCTCCCGGCCCGTTGCCAGGGCGCGGCGTCCTATCTAGATAGCGCTGGCAACGTCGAGACCTTCGCCGGCACGGCGACGGACCTTTATTCCATGACAGTTGCCGGGCCGACATTCTCAAACATTAGTAAGTCTGCTGCCGCCTATAGTGTCGGAGCGGACGAAGTTTGGTCATATACCGCCTTTGGCGACAATGTGATTGCAGCCAATCCCGCAAATCCGCTGCAAAGCTTCGTCATGGGGACATCATCCAAGTTTGCCGATCTTTCGGTCGATGCGCCCAAGGCCCGCTATGTCGCCGTCATTAAGGGCTGGTTGTTTGCGGCCAATACGACCGACAATGTTGATGGTGCCGTCCCATGGCGAACTTGGTGGAGCGCCTTTGGCGATCCGACATCCTGGCCGACGCCTGGGTCTGCCGCCGCAGCCGCAGCCCAATCGGATTTCAACGATACGGTGGGCGATGGAGGATGGATACAGGGCATCGTCGGCAACCTGGGAAACAGCCGATGGGGCGATCTTCCTGGAACATGCCGTGTGGCGCATCAATTATTCCGGCCCCCCAACAATCTTCACCTTTTCACCGGCTGAGGGTGTTCGCGGCACCCCCGCACCAGGATCAATCTGCCAATTGGGGGCGTTGGTCTATTACCTGGGTGAGGACGGCTTCTATGTTTTCGACGGAACAAGCTCGCTGCCCATCGGCGCGAACAAGGTAGACCGCACGTTCTTTGCCGATCTTGATCCCGGCTACATTGAGCGCATTATTGGTGCCGTCGATCCGCTTAACAAAATGGTGCTATGGGCCTATCCGGGCCAGGCAACAACCAAGGCAATCCGAACAAGATCATCGTCTACAATTGGTTTACCCAGACCTGGGGATGGCCACCATCGACACCGAAATTATCTTCCGCTCTTTGAGTTTTGGCTATTCGCTGGATGGACTGGACGCGGTCAGCAGCAGTCTTGACGCGCTACCGTTTTCGCTGGATAGCCGGGCTTATACTGGGGGGGCGTTGTTATTGGCTGGGTTCAATCTCAGCCATATCCTCGGGTATTTTTCCGGATTGGCACTCGCGCCCGTGGTGGATACCGAGGAAATACAGCCCTTCACTGGGCAGCGGACTTTTGTTCGCAATGCGAGGCCCATCGTAGAGGGCGCTGTTACGCCAAGCGTTGCTATCGGCACGCGCACTACGGCAGAAAGCACGATATTGTTCAACAGCCCCACCGCCATGAACTCGCTGCTGGGTTGGTGTCCACAAAGGTCTAACGGCCAATATACCCGCGCCCGCATCACGCTTCCTGCTGCGTCTGTGTTTTCTCATATTGAAGGGGTTGAGTTGGACGGCGATCCGGCCGGATACCGATGAGCAGCCAAGGCTATCCTGCAATTCTGAAATGCTTGGCGATGAAAAGAACACCCGCCGCCAGATGGCGCGTAAGATCAATGTTATCAATGGCGGCAAGGTCAATTGCACTTTGGATGTTGTTGTGACGGCTGGCGCGACTTCCACCACCATTACCGATCCGCGCATCAGCTATTTTTCGTTTCTGGGGACGATGGCGTTCGACGCCAATGGAAAGGCCGATGAAGTGGCGGGGATTTATTTGACACGTTCAACAGTGGCTCTGTTGTCATGCGCCACCGCAGCGATGCATCGGTCAGGTCTTTGAGGGTGCTTATTTTAGGATGATGTCATGAGCTTTTTCGGCCAACCGCAGCAACCACAACAGCAACCCTCCATGTTCGCGAGCCTATCCCCTGACGACAAGTCGGGTTGTGGGCCAGATGCAAGGGACTAAATGCCTGTCATTCCAGTGGGTTTTCAGGATTGGGATTTTCGGACGGCTGGGGTGCCCAGCCATTGGAAAGATGGGCACACCTGCCACAGGTGGGTACCGTACGGGATGCCCAGATTCCGCAACCGCCGTCATGCTGGCAACATTCTATCTCTACCGAAGAACGAAAAGACCGGTGATTTGGATGGACCATGTGGGACGGGCGTCTTTGTTATCCTGCCGCCCATCAATGGTCCGATACCACATGCATACGCGGTGACAGCTCTCCATGTCATCCAGTGCGGTGCGTCAATCATCAGGCTTAACAAAGAGGTCCCCAATTCCCGTGGGGACGGACAACGACTATGGGGACGCGTGATTTAGAGTTTGAGCCTCATGAATGGCACTTTGATGCTTCCAAAGACGATCTCGCCGCCATTGACGTAACGAGTGCTATTGGACACGCGGATGATCTTGCGATGGGGGTGCCCGACAGTGATTTTGTCACGGTCGAATGGATGAAAAACGTCCTCCTGACTAATGGGCGAAGATGTTTCATGGTTGGTCTTTTCCAGCGGCAATCCTGGGACAACATACAACCAGGCCGCCGCGCGCTTTGGAAACATCAGCCAGTTAGCTGATCCACGCCACCGATAGAGCAGGGCCATCACGTTAAACGTCCAAGTTTTGTAGTGGACATGCACTCACGCCCCGGATTTTCTGGCTCCCCCGTTTTTGTATATCGCACACCGGGGAATGATTTAACGGCGATTGACCAGCACGGTAATTTCACCGAGGACCAGAACCGCCCCCATACGGCGTTCGTCAAGTTGCTGGGGATTCATTCGGGGCAATTTAATGATAGAGTTGGGCCCAATTTGACCGTCCCGGGAAGCATGACAGTTGTTATCCCAGCGTGGCGGATAGGGGAATTACTAAACACTTTTCATTTTCAGGATCAGCGAATGGCAAGAGAGCAAGATTGGCTGCGTGGTACCGGCCCCGGGTTTGTTGCCCCAGAGGCAGTGGAAGCTGAACCGGAAAGCGATAATCCTTCCCATAAAGAGGATTTCACACGTCTGCTAGGCGCGGCTGTGAAAGCGAAGC